ACCAGTATCCCTCGAGGACTGTGGCGTGGAATGTGTCCATTTCTGGCATTGTGTTTCTCCTTGTGTGTGGGGCGGGCACCCCGTGTGTAAACACAGTAGCGAGCGTGTAAACACATGTCAAGCACCCCGAGGGGGCGGGGGCAGGATCGGGGAGAAACATCGATCCCACCCCCTAATCTCGCGGGCGATGTCCCGTCGCCGGCAAGAGTCCTATGGCTTAGGTAGCGCTCTCCAAGCTGCTTCCAGAGCAACGTCGTCCTCGGCATAACCGCCGTTTGATTTTCCTGCCAGTTCCACATGGATCCAGCGTCCGTTTTTGGAGCCACCGTTATCAGTGTCAGTCCACTTCTTCCATCCGGGCTTGCCCTTGCGGTCACAGCGCCAACCCTGCCACGTGCCGTTGATAAGCCCGCCGTAATCGTGAACCTCTTCAATGCCAAGCTGCTTGTAATGCTTGACAAACCAGAGCATTGCTTCTACGGCGTCTGCGTGTCCTTGCTTCGTATCAGGAAAGCCAATGTCGCAGGCTCTGCCAGTCGCATGGACAGACATGCCCTGCCCTGATCGCATCTGCCTGACCGATAGCGTCCCCAAGTTTTTGAAACCCCAACGGCGCTTGCACAGCTCAACGAAACGCTCGGTGCCTTTCATCCGCTGTTCAGCGGTCTTGTCGTATCCGGTGTATTTCATTTTGTTGGCTCCTTGGGACGGCTCTTCAAACCATTTGCACTTAGGACCCCCGCCAGACTCCCCGTCATAAATACGCACAGAGTCGATACAAGATCTATGAATGCGGCGTCATTGGGGGATTGGGAGGTTAGGGGCTGGGTAATAAAGATGAGCGCGTACAGCATTGAGAGCACGGACGCTGCAAACACCACGGCCAGTGTGATGCCGATGATGAAGATAAGCCTTGCGTGGATTTCCTCGGGCGTGTGGCGCTTATCAGGGTGTTGTCGTACTGATGGGGGCATCGATTAGATCCTTTGTGCAGGTCCCTGATGGTTCACAGATTGGTGGCTTACAGTCGGCAGTTTCCCAGTTGGCTGGGTCTTGGCAGGGGTAACGGTATGACCCGTCATAGCCACAACTACTCAGCGCTAGGCAAAGGCTGATAGTCAGCAATAAGCGTTTCATAGGCTTCTAACTCCTCGTCTGTCATTTCTCGTGTCGTCCCAATGTCATCAATTTGGATTAATGGTCTTGTCATAATGTCCTACTGTCTGTAACCGTAAATTGAAATAGTTCCCCCAGTAAAGGTCACTCCGGGGTTTAGTGGGGTCAATGTAAAACCTGTGTTTGAGTTTGTATTTGTGTCTCGTAAATAAAAGTCATAAGCACTTACCGTGCTAACGCTTTGGGCTTTACCAGTGGTAATGCGACCAGAAACAAATGGGTTTGAAATGTCAATGTATGCCGAATAACCCGTTGTGCTTGCAATGATGGCATCAGTCCAACTTGCCAAGTTAGGAGGCCCGTAGGCATTCAATGTTGCAGTGTTAAAATTGCCAAAATAACCAAACTGACCGTATGTGGTGCCCGTTGAGTTGTTTAATTGCATCGCTATTGAGCCATTGCTATTAACAGTCCCGCCAGTAATGACAATTCTGTAACTGTTGTAATCGGCACTAAAACAGGAAGTGACGGGGACGCTGGTTACGCCTGCGCCAATAGTGACGGTCTTGACAAGCCACAAACCGACAGCGTTCATCTGTGCAGCCGTGAGGACTGAGCCTGCGGTAAAGGTTGGAGGTGTTGCCATTATGGGTATCCCAATCTATTAGTGTCCAAAACGCCAAACGTGTTGGAGTCAAGTGTAAACGGTGTGCCAAGTGATGGCGAGAGATAGAGCTGCACTCGTGCATAGTCCGGATAAAAGAAAGTGTTAATGCCCTGAATTTGAGCAGCGGCCGTAGTACCACGAAAAATTACAGTCACCCCAGCGCCTAAATTCATGCCGACGTCCGCGCCAGGACTAACAATGTCACGTGTGCTTAGCAGGCTTATCAAGGTACAGGTAGGCGACTGGATGGTGCTGGTAGTTATTGAGAACGGCGTCACTGCAACGCGATCTTGCGTCGCAAGAATAAAGTTTGCAAGAGATAAAGCATCGGCCGTTGACGCATTGTAAGTGTCGTAGACCAGAGAGTTGAAAGGTGCAGAACCTGTAGAGGCTTTTTGTGTTGCAAGACCTGGAGCAACAACTTCTATTTCGGTAAACGCATTTTGAACCGAACTTAAATACTCAAGACCATCAAACTCATAGGCACCTACAGTTCCAGCATCACTGAAGACAAATTGACGGTTGCCAATACCTGCAGCAAAATTGGTAGCCGTAAACTGCGAGCTTGTAAGCGCAACTCGTTTGCTGTCTAGATCGTCGATTAAATACTGGCCAGTGCGTAGCAAGCCGTTAATTAAGTCAAGAGATCCACCTTGAAAAGTGGTTGCTGGAACCGCAACCATGCTTGGCACGACACTGAACATGTCTACCCCAGCGTTGTCTGCAGCAATGATGTCTATGACATTTGAAACGGTGCTAGCGATTGGCGTAAACGTGTCAATTACGGTGCTGGCCATTCTGCCTACAGCGCCAGTGGCGGTGATGGTTATCCGATCTTGTGGCGCTGCTCCAGTGCCTGATTTGTAAGGCATCGCAAACTGGCGGGAAACGTCTGTAATCGCGCCGACAAAATAAGCGGGCGAGCTAGAGCTGTTGGCATCTCTAACGTCGATGAACTGACCGACCGCTAAAGGCAAGGCGTAGGAGTTTGCAGGAATTAATTCAATAACGCAATTTGTCTGGGGGAAATTGTCCTGAAAGCGTTGTCGACCTCGGCTGATAGATACCGACTGGATACCCGTCAAAGACGTGTAGGTGCCGTTTAGGGTGGCTGAGTAATTGACCGTTGGAGTGGTGTACGGCATCAGCCGCTCACTCTGATGGGGACTGAGCCGTTGAGTTGCATGTAACGGCGTAGCGCGTTTACGACCTGCTGGGGGTCGCCTCCGCTGACGTTAATTGTGACGTTGTTGCCACTTCGGCTTGCGTTGGCTTGATTAAGAAGTCCCATGTCTCCGGCAATGGCTGACTCTCCCAGCGCTGCACCAGCTGTGTCGATTGCGCCAAGGTCTGCGTTGAGAGATGCCACAGTCATGCCACCAGTGCCAGCAAGAAGATCGGCAGCAACCTGAGAACCAGCAACAGGGCCAAGGTTCATCAGCTGTGCGAGACCAGACCTGCCAAGACCAGCTTGGATAAGTTGCTGAAGTTGTCCCCCAAATTTCTTGGCGGCTGCAATCTGCTCAGCGAATGCCTGAGAGTAGGTCTTGCGCTGAGACTGTGCAGTGTTGACTCCTGCTTCAGCTTTGGCAACGCGCTCGGTGGCGTCTGCCATTTGCTCTTGGGTGTAAACACCATCCTTTTGAAGTTTGTTTAGTTCTGCATAGGCGTCGACGCGCTCTTGAAGAGCTGCTTGGTATTTGTCCTCTGAAGATGTTGCACTAGACACAGCGTTGCTAAGCGAAACCCAGCCCCTTACTGCGTCAGCAAGTCCACTGGCGTATTCCCGCAAGGATTGCTTAGCCTGCTCAATTGCTTTCTTAGTGGCGTCAAACAGATTCTTAGCGGCTTGTTTTGCTTTATCTGATGCGGCTCGAGCCTTTTCTGCTGCCGCAATGCCTGCTGCTTCAGCCTGACGCGCCCTATCTCCTGCTTCTCGAGCCTTGTCAATCTGGACCTTTAAGTAGCCAGTTTCTTCTGCTGCCTTGTTTGTGGCATTGGCATAATCGCCTTGAGCTTTAGTGGCGTTTCTGACCATAACGGTAAGACCGACAAGTGCGGCAGCGCCAGCGATGGCTGTGGCAATACCGACACCCGTGGCGATCTGAACGGCGAAACCCGAAATAGCAAGAGCTGTGTTTGCTGCCGTGGTGATGGCGGCGATTGTGTTGTAAACAACCATTGCGGCCTTGGCTGCCAAAAGAGCCGTAGCAAGACCGCCTACGCCAATTGCAAAGCCAATCACTAAGGGGGTGTTTTCTCTTACAAACTTTGCTGCTGATTGCAGCCCCTTAGCAAACTCAGCAAGGTACGGCACCAGTGCCAGGCCAATTGTTTCTTGAGCGTCGTCAAGGGCAATCTGCATCTTCTTAAGTCCACCGGCTGCGGTGTTTGCAGCTGCGTCAGATGCGCCTCCAAAGTTGCTTTCAAGAATCTTGAGCACGTCAGAAAAGTCAGCGCCATTCTTAATTGCGGTCTTGAGCTCTGGGGACAAGGCTGCAAGAGATCGCATGTTGCCTGAGAACCCACGCGACAGCGCCTCAGAAACAGACCCTAAATCTTGGCCAGTTGCTGCGGACACGTTTAACGCGGTTTGCAGTAAACGCTGTGCATGGCTGACGTCCTTAGTGGCTGTCACCAGAGTCGACAAGGCCGGACGAAGTTCGTCGTCCGACACGGCCGCGGTGTACTGAAGTTGCGCCACGAAATCCTCGTTGGCAGAAATTTGGGCGTCTGTGGCTGTGGTGCTGTTGCGGATCTGAGTTGCCAGTTTCTTCATGGCAAGTTCTTCATCTGCGGCAGCCTTGGCAGCGGACAGACCAGCGGCAGCAAGACCGGCTACGGCAGCAGCAGCAGGCAGTGCAGCCTTGCGAATTGCAAGCGAGGCCTTTTCTCCGTTGGTCTTGAGACTTTCAAATTCCTTGATGGCGCTCTTAATGCCTTTGAGGTTTGCGTCTGCGACGATGTTAAGAATGATGCTCATCTTGGAGTTACCTTAAGGTTGCGGTTTACAGCGTTGCCGACCTTCTCCACAATGTCGAGCATGCCCTGTTGAATCTCGCCCTCGTTACGTTCAAACGCTGGGTACATAATACGAGAAGGGCGACCGTGCTCTTGGGCAAGCTTGTCGCCTAGAAGGCTCTTGTTTTTGCGTCCTGCCATGTCATACACCGTGTTAGCCATGCCCTGCCACTTAACAGCAAATACCGCAAGGTTGCGGACAATGCCTGCAAACTCTTTGGGCTTCTTAGCGCTGACTGATTGCTTTACCATTGTCATGGCAGCAGATCCATTCCAAGGAAACAACTGGTAGCCCCGTTGGGTGACCCAAGTTCTGGCCATACCGGAGAGAGGTGCTTGCGTTGGAATCTCACTGCGGATGTCGGCCACCAGCGGATTTGTCAGCTGCTTAAAGTCTTTGGTGATTTGTAAACGCAAACGGCGGTCCACGCGGGACAGTTCAGAGAGTGCCTGCTTGAGTCCGTGGACCTCGTACTGCATCTCGACTGTCATTGCTTGCGGCTTTCGTTTAGGACTTTAACGACGGTCGCTAGATCGTTGGTGTCAAAGTCAATGGCTGGGGGCCACCAGCCCGTCGCTACTAGCAGCTCTGCTAGGCGTCGGCGCTGGGTTCCCCTTGGGTAGGGTTTTCGGTTTCCGAGTCGAGCACTTCAACCTTGTCCACCTTCTTGATGAAAGAGTCAAAGGCTGCGTCTACGACGACGTTCTGAACCTTGCATGCTTCATAGGCAAGAAAGGCGAGGTCCTCGGCTCCGATGCCGGTGGCCATCTGTGTGATCTTGGACTTGTACTTGCGTTCCCACTGGGTGATTACCCAGAGGTTGGTGGTGACGGTTGCTTGCGCGCCGTCCGTGAAGTCCACACGGAGTGTGAGTTTCATTTTGTTTCTCCCTTAGTTGTTAGATCAGGACACGTCGACTGAATACGATCCACCCTGAATGGTGATGTCGATCGTGCTCAATTCTCCCATCGTCGCATTGATTACTGGCAACGATGCAAGGTAGGCACCGGTCAATGTGAAGCCGGGGTTAGTTGCCGAGTAGGTACCTGGAGTCGTTGGTGCCGATGGCGAGACAATGACGTTGAACTGTGTGCCAACAAGGCCGGCAAGAGTTGCGTAAGTCTCTGACGCTGCGTAGCTCATGTAGAGGGTAAGCGTGAGTTCGTTGGCCTCAAGACCGCCGACATAGAAACGAGCCAAGTCACCGAAAGCGGTGGACTCAAGAGCCTCAACTGTGCGAGTCAGCGTTGCTGCACTGCACTGGTCACGGAGAGACACGGCCCCAATGAGGACGTCTGGGTTGGAAAGGTATGTGGTCGTTGTAGCAGACATGGGGTTTACTCCTCGGTGAGTTCTTGCTTGGGTTCTGTTTTAGCAGATTTTGTGGGTGCTTGTGGGGCTTCAGAGATAAAGCCTGCCTTCAGCAGATAGTCAATCACCTTGTCGGTGATGTACTTGTTGATCTTGAGCTTCTCGCCGACGGTGCCGACGCGATGCGAGTTTACGATGTAATCAGTCATGATGTCTGTGCCTGCATTGCAATAGTGAGGTCGTATGAACCGTAGTCCTG